AAAATCATGTTCTATATTCAACAGTAATGGATTTATATGTTGATCGAACCGTGATGCATCCAATCCTATAGCTACGGGATCGTGAAAACTGGTCCACATTTTGTGAATTGTTTCTCCCCGCGCTTCCATGCTCATGCCTTTTGCCACTGTCCTGTGATCTCCTTCTGGATCAAATATCCTGTCAATATATCCAAACATTTTATGTTCCAAATGCTTGATATACCTACCCATCATGACGTTGTATCTGGGTGTACGGGGTTGAATCGCTCTTGGTGCCCCGCCGGGCTTCCTGTACTCATCCTTCGTAAATGTCTTTACCCTACAATCCACGTCACTCAATAACTTCTCATTTAGTGACTCAACCGCATGTTGATACACCTTTAGCTTCCTCCCACCGTAACATGCCAGAAATTCATCGGTTGTTAACGGGCTGAGTTGTCCATCGGTAAGTATCAATTCATACATCTTAATGCGGAATGATTTGGTTTGTTGTAAGATATGTGTGTCTGCTATCTGAATTCGTTCCGCGGTGTTAAAACCTGGATATAGTTCAGCGTCATACGGTTTGGGTGCGGGCCTGAAACCATCAACTGTTTTGGTAAAGAATACTCTCTCCAAAATCGCATGTGACACACTATCAACGTCATTATTGGGCATATCCCAATGTGGTCCATTACCTCGATTTACTCGGTAATAGACCCTGCTCTCCTGAGCTACCGCCTGCCTAGCTCGTTTTACTTGGAATGTGTTACCACCTCTATACAACGTGTAATTGTCATTCATTTGTTTGACAAGATCATTACTAACGTTGGATACTGATGAGGTTCCTTTCAAACGAGCTAAGCGGCTTCATCCGTTCTTGGGAAGCACAACCTGTAAGTTGCGCTTCCCCTGTCGAGCGTTCGCACCAAGTGTCGCGAGCATTTCATGTACGTCAATTGATTCTTGTGTTGGTATCCAAAACATGCCTGAGGCATATTGAATCAACAACTCTGAATCGCATTCACGCAAATTTACATAATTCGCGGCTCCTTTCTTGCGGCTTGCTGCCACTCTCTTAGCGATGTCAGATCGAACGAGAATACGGTTATTTGGTGTATCCTCGATAGGTCCTAATCTTTGTCTCGCTAGAGAAGCAATTTCTCCCGACAGAACGGGAATTCGATGAACTTTGCGTTTTCTGTTGCGTTTTCTCCTCTTGGAGCTAACATAAACACATTGTTCACCGAATCGGGATGGTGGTTCATCCCTGAGTTCTTTCGCCTTCGTGATGCAGTTTGTTACAGGTTCATCAATGACCACGTCACTGTCAACCACTGCAAGTAATGCCCCAACCTCCATGGGGTCTTCATTTGGCTCGACCCAATCAACAATGTTATTGTTAACTGATCGAACCACACGCCAACAACAGTGAACTTCTCTGTTGTTGGTAATTTTAGGTAGTAGTTTTGCTTGCCAAGCCGCCACTGACCTACGGACTCTCTGAATCCAACTCTGTTGTTCCTCATACACATCACCACTGACTGCAGCACCATAACCCATGTTAGGTGCTGAATCTCTTGATTCTGCGATTGTATGACGTGCAACGTCCTTGGTTCGGGAGAGCCCCGAGTCCCCAGTGTTACCATACACTGGTTCGTCTCTGCCTTCGTTAT